GCCACTTCAACGGTGCGATGACGCGAAATGGGGCCAATATCGGCAACGTTGTTTCGGCGGACATCACCTATGCCAACAATCTCGATCGCATCGAGACAATCCGCGCAGATGGCAAGATCGACGGGGCGGATCCATCGATCGCGGCGCTCACGGGCAATGTCGTTGTGCGCTTCGCGGACCAGACGCTGGTGCAACAGGCGATCAATGGTGAGGCCTGCGAGCTTGAGTTTTCCTACACGCTGGCAACGGGCGAAAGCCTGACGCTGACAGCCCATGCCGTCTATCTTCCGCGGCCACGTGTGGAGATCTCCGGTCCACAGGGTGTGCAAGCGACCTTCGATTGGCAGGCGGCCAGCGACCCCGTCGCGGGCCGTATGTGCACTGTCACGTTGGTCAATGAGCGTGATGCTTATTGATGGCGCCGGGCGCGGACTGCCTTGTGTTCAATATGGGAGATTGGATTACTCAGGCGCAGGACCGATCTGCCGTTGATCGTCACTTCGGTGGCCATGGACCGGCCTGGGGCGGTGATCGCCTCGCGGCTTATGGTGGCCATCATGACGGTGGTGTCGTGCAGACGTTCTTCCGCTCTTTCGGCGCGCTGCGTGGCCTCGCGCAATTGGTTCTGAAGCAAGGCAACCTGCTCTTTGAGGCTCGCGCGCTCAGACTTGGTGATCTCCAACGCCACGGACAGTTCCAAAATCTGACGCCAGTCGGGGTCTTCGGCCATTTGGCGCGCTCCTCTTATCTGATCGCGGATCAGGTGTGACCCGGTTGGGGGCCGATCCTGAGCGGGCCGCCCCGCGTGATCGTTTCGCTTTTTGTGCCAATGAATAATGGAGACCTCAATACATGCTCAAACTCAACCTCTCCGCTGAGCCGCGCTGGCTCGACCTCGGCCATGGCGTCCGCCTGCTGGTGGAGCCGCTAACCACCGCCATCATGCTGGCTGCGCGGAGCGATCCGGCGATTGTCGCCGCGGCGGCGGTTGAGGGCGAAGCGGCCCATTCAAACGACGAGCTCGCGCGCATCGTCGCCAAAGCCGTCGCCCGGATCGTCGTCAAGGACTGGGAAGGCGTCGGCGACGAGGACGGCAAACCGCTGCCGCTGACGCCCGAGGGCATCGACGCGCTTCTGGAGCTCTGGCCGATCTTCGAGGCCTTCCAGACCAACTACATCGCGGGCGCGCTCATTCTGGACGCAGAAAAAAACGCCTGACCGCTCTTGCCGACTGGGAGTTCGGCGGGGGCGGTGACTATTGCGCCGCCTGCACCTTTGTATGCGCGGAATGCCCGCGCACGCTCCATCGCCCGCTGACGCTCGAGGGCTGGCAGGTCTGGGATCTGGTCCAGCGCCTCAGCGGACAGGTGCGCGTCGTGGGCGGCATGAGCGGCGGCGCTGTCCTTGGCTGGGACATGGGCGCGGCGCTGCAACTCGGGGCTGCCCTAGGGCTCTCGCCCCTCATCCTCGCGGAACTCTTGCCGCCCATTGAGGCAGTGATGGTGCGTAAGATCAATGAACACCTGCAGGCCGGAACAGGCCTGACCTGACCTCGTTTCCGGTTGGAACGAGGTCTGACGCTTTTGAGGACGTCTTCCATGGCAGAGAAACGTGTATCCGTCCGCCTCTCTGCGATGGGCGGGCGCCAGGTTCGTGCCGAGTTGGAAGGCGTCGGAGAGGCAGGTGCGCGCGGCTTGGGGCGTCTCTCGCGCGAGATGGACCAGGCCAATGCGCGGATGGCGGCTTTTGCCCGCCGGGCCCGGATCGCGGCAACTGCTGCGGCCACAGCTCTTTCTGCTGCCGTTGTGTCGATGACCCGCTCGACTGTGGCTGCGGCCAACGAGATCGGCCAACTCAGCCAGGTGGCTAATGCAAACCCGGAGGTCTTCCAGCGCTGGTCTGCGGCCTCCGCCACCGTGGGCATCGAGCAAGAAAAGTTCGCCGATATCCTGAAGGACGTGAACGATCGCGTGGGCGATTTCCTGCAGACGGGCGGCGGTCCTATGGCGGATTTCTTCGAGAATATCGCGCCGCGGGTTGGCGTGACGGCGGACCAGTTCGCCCGGCTTTCGGGGCCGGAGGCGCTGCAACTCTATGTCGACAGCCTCGAGCGCGCGGGCGTCAGCCAACAGGAGATGACCTTCTATCTCGAGGCCATGGCGTCGGACGCGACGCGGCTGATCCCGCTCCTGCAAAACGGTGGGGCAGAGATGACCCGGCTCGGGGCACAGGCACAGGCGCTTGGCGCGGTGCTCGACGCTGATGCCATCGCCGCCATGCGCCGGTCGGAACTGGCGCTGGTCAGCATCGGGCAGGTGTTTACTGGCGTTCGCAACCGGATCGCTGTCGCGCTCGCCCCGTCGCTGGAGGCAGTGGCCAATGCGTTTGTCGCCCTAGCGTCCAGCACCAGCCCGATTAGCCGGGCCTTTGATGCTGTGCTCGCCAACCTTGATCGGCTCGCGGTCTACGCCGGGACCTTCGCCACCTTCCTCGCTGGTCGCTGGGTGGCCGCGATGGCCGTCGCGGCGCTCTCGGTCCGCGGGCTTGCCACCACTCTGGTGGTCCTGAAGGGCGCCTTGATCCGCACCGGTATCGGCGCGCTGATCGTTGGCGCAGGCGAGCTGGGTTATTGGTTCACCCGGTTGGTCTCCGGCGCAGGCAGCTTCGGTGAGGCGATGCGGCTTTTGAAGGATGTCGCGGTCGAGGTCTGGGAACGGATCAAGATGGGCGCCAATGCCGCGGGATCGCGCGCTACGGCCATGTTTTATGACCTCAAAGCCGATGCCGCGACTGGCATGGCTGGGGCCATTGAGAGCGTCGTGGCTTTTGGCAACACCACCGCGAATACCTTCGAGGGCGCGCTTCTTGCCGTCCGCGAGATCTGGTCGCGTCTGCCGGATGTGATCGGGGATCTCGTATTCTCGGCAGCCAACCGCATGCTGGACGGGATCGAGGCCATGCTGAATGGCGCGATCCGCCGAATTGACGCCTTCACGGGGCGCATTCGCGATGCGCTCGCGGCTGTCGGGATCGAGACCACTTTTGGTCAGATCGGCGAAATCAGTCTCGGCGATATCGCCAACCCCTTTGCAGGCGCCTCAGCCGATGCTGGAACAGCCGCAGCAGAGGCGTTTCGCCGAGCCTTCGAGGATAATCCGCTCACGGCCCCCGACCTTGGGCTTGATGGCATTGCGGCGGATGCACTGGAAACGGCCAATATTTACCGCCAGGCCGCCACCGATCTCGCCAATGGTGCAACGGCCCCACTCACCTCTTGGGGCGCGCTGCGTGACGCCGTGGCGGGCACCGGCGAAGAAGGCGCAGCCGCGCTGGATGAGGCCACGGTCGCTGCAGATCGGCTGTCGGATGCCATGGGGCGCGCGGGAGGGGCTGCGGGCAGCGCCGGGGATCGGATCGCCACCGGGTGGCATGCAGTGTCGGAATCTCTTCAAGCCTATGCCGCAGATGCCCTGAACTGGGGAAAAGGCCTCGGCGAAACCTTGACCGGCGCCTTCAGTGGCGCGGAAAGCGCCTTCCGCAGCTTCGTCGAAACCGGCAAGTTCGACTTCAAGGGCCTCGTGCGCTCGATCTTGGCGGACCTTGCAGTTCTGTCGTTCAAACGCGCGGTACTGGGGCCAATTGCGTCTGCGCTCTCCGGCATCTTTGGCGGTGGGTCCGTCGCGGCGGCTGTCTCACATGCAGGCGGCATTGTCGGACTGTCGGGACACAGTCGCTCGGTACCAACTATCGCCTTCGCAGCCGCACCCCGGATGCATTCCGGCGGTTGGGCAGGTCTCCGCCCCGACGAGGTCCCAACGATCCTGCAACGCGGTGAACGGGTGCTGAACCGCCGCGAGGCGGCGGACTATGGTCGGGGCGGCAGCATTGGCGCGGGCGTCACCGTGAACATCGACGCGCGCGGGGCGCAGATGGGCGTGGCCGAGCAGATCGACGCGCGCCTTCGTGCGGCCATCCCCGAGATCGCCCGCATTGCCAAGGAAAGCGTGGCTGATGGTCGGCGCCGAGGTCAGGTGATCTGAGATGGCCATTCCTGTTTTGCCGCTGACGCTTGTGTCCTCGCTCGAGCGGCGGCTGGTCACGTCGGTCGCCGAGGCCCGTTCGCCATTCACCGGCACGTCCCAGATCCAGGACTGGGGCGCGTCGTGGTGGGAATACCAGATCGAGATGGCGGTGACCCAAGGTGCGAAGGCTCGGCGGCTTTCGGCCTTCTTCAGCGCCCTTGGTGGATTGCGGGGCCGGTTCCTGTTTCCAGATCCCTCAATCGAGGTTCCGGTGGGGCTGGGCAATCCTTATGTCACCGAGTCGCAAGCTGCGGGAGCCTCCACCCTGCGCACGGCAGGTTGGGGGCTTGGGCTGCGCGCAGGGGATTTCTTCCAGCTGGGTTCGGATGCCGCCACGCGGCTTTACCAGTTGACGGCGGATGTGACGCCTTTGGGCAGTGAGGCCACGCTCGCATTCGTGCCGCCGCTTCGGGCCTCCGTGCCGGTCGGTACGCTGCTTGGTCTCAATGCCCCGTCGGTCCTGTTGCGGCTGACAGCACCCGTCCCCTCGGTCATCGGCCGGGCCGATCAGCACCGCTTCACGATCTCAGCGCGGGAGGCCCTCTAATGAGCCGTGATCTCACCGTCGCCTTTGCAACCGCGCTGGCGGATCAAAGCCTGCGGCCAGTTATCTTCTTCGAGGGCCAGTTTGCCACGGGCTGGGTGCGTATCTGGTCAGGTCTGGGAGAGGTCAGTTGGAACGGCCAGGCCTGGGCGGGGGCTGGTTCGCTCTTGGGCCTCGGCTCGCTTGAGGAAACTGGGGAGGTCGTGGCTGGTGGCACGGCTGTGTCGCTGTCTGGCGTGCCGCTGGACCTCGTGCGGATGGCCATCGAGGAAGCGCGTCAGGGTTTGCCCGGTCGTATCTGGCTTGGGCTTTTGGCAGAGGATGGCAGCGTCATCGCCGATCCGGTTCAGGCCTTCTCTGGCCGGCTCGATGTTCCGGAAATCAAGGATGACGCGGATACCTGCACGATCACCATCAGCTATGAAAGCCGTCTGATCGACCTGACCGTGGCGCGGACCTGGCGCTACACGCACGAAAGCCAGCAGGTGCTGTTCTCCGGCGATCTTGGATTTGAATACGTCACTTCGATCCAAGACAGGGAAATCACCTGGGGACGTGGATAAAGATGGCACGCGTTGAACACTGGGAACGTCTTCTCGCCGCAGCCATCGATACGGCGCGGGCTAAGCCCTTTGTCTGGGGCGTTCATGACTGCCCAACCTTTGCCTTCGAGACACGCATGATCCTGACCGATGGTGACGATGTCGCTGCTCTTTGGCGGGGGCGCTACACCACCGCGCTCGGCGGCGCGCGGGTGATGCGCCGACTGGGCTGGGCCTCGCTCGAGGAGATGGGCCGCGCGCTTTTGGGAGAACCGCGCCAATCCGTGCTGCTTGCGCAACGCGGCGACATCGTTCTGGCCGATACCGGTCTTGGGTTCGGTATCTGCACTGGGGCCTCGGCGGTTGGGATGGCCCCTGAAGGCCTCGTGACCCTGCCGCTGACCTCTTGCCAGCTTGCCTGGCCCATCTGAACTCGGATCCAGTCCATGCCCTTCATCGTGACAGCCGTCACCGCGATCGCGGGGGCGATCAGCGGCGTTTTAGCTGCAGGCGGCATTGGCGCGGCACTCTTGCGGATCGGCGGGACGCTGCTTTTGTCCTACGCGGCGCAGGCCCTGATGCCAAAGCCGCAAACCACAATGCAGCCGCGCACCGTGACGATCCGCGAGCCGGTGGTGCCGCGCGATCTCGTCTATGGCCGCACGCGCAAGGGCGGGGTCATCGTCTTCCTGCACTCCTCGGGAGCAGACAACAAGTTCCTCGATCTGGTGATCGTGCTCGCCACGCATCAGGTGAAATCCATTGGAGCGATTTACTTCGAGGGCGAGATGGCCCTCGACGCGGACGGCGTCGCCCAGGGCCGTTGGGCCGGCAAGGTCCTCGTTGAAAAGAAACTGGGCGCTGCCAACCAGACCGCGTTCGCAGGTCTCAAAGCTGCGCTGCCCGACAAATGGACCGAGAACCACAGACTTCGCGGGTGCGCGGCCATTCGGCTACGTCTGACCTACGACCGGGACGCTTTCCCAGGCGGGATCCCGAACATCACCGTGGACATTGAAGGCAAGGACGACATCTGGGACCCGCGGACGCAAACCGCCGGCTATTCGGAAAACCCCGCCCTCTGCCTCGCCGACTATATGGCCAATCCGACCTGGGGCATTGGCGCACGCATCGGCCAGCCAGACGGGATCGACGAGATATCCCTCATTGAGGCCGCGAACATCTGCGACGAGATCGTTCCCCTTGCAGGCGGCGGGTCCGAGCCGCGCTATGCCTGCAACGGGGTGATCACCCTCTCGGAGGTCCCGAAGACCATCATCGAGGGGATGCTCTCGAGCTTCGCAGGCCGCTGCGCCTTCTCCAGCGGGTCTTGGCGCATCCATGCAGGGGCATGGCGCGCGCCTGATGTGGACTTAACCTCAGACCATGTCCGCGAAGGCGGGCTGACCTTGGCGACGCGCGTGACGATGTCGTCGAACTTCAACGGCGTGCGGGGGCAGTTTGTCAGCCCCGAAAACGATTGGCAGCCGGATGACTTTCCGGCCTATGCCTCGGATGTTTACCTGGCCGAGGACGGCGGTGAGCAGAAATGGCGCGATATCTCGCTTCCGTTCACGATCTCGGCTGCGATGGCGCAGCGGCTGGCCAAGATCGAGCTGGAGCGCGCCCGTCGACAAATGACGGTGCGGCTCTCGGGGAAACTGTCGGCCTGGGCAGCCACCGTCGGCGATGTGGTGACACTCTCCTATGCCCGGTGGGGCTTTGCCGCCAAACCCTTCGAGGTGCATGGGGTGAGCCTTGATCTGACGGCCTCGGGCGATGGCGCACTGCTTTTGCCTGAGCTCGTGCTGCGCGAGACCTCGCCCTTGGTCTACGACTGGTCAGCGTCTGAAGAACAGATCTACGCAGCCGCCCCACGCACGGCTCTACCCAACGCCTATGACATTCCGGCGCCGGGTGCGCCGCAGGTCACCGAGGACCTCTACATCACGCGGGACGGCGGCGGGCTGAAGGTACTGGCGAAGATCAGCTGGGAAGCTGCACCTTCGGGTTTTGTCGCGGCCTATCAGCTGCAAGGCAAACTGGCGGGCGCGGCCGACTGGATCGACTATGGCCGCACCGACGGCACCACGCTGGAAATCCGCGACATCGCGCCGGGGGATTGGGCGTTCCGCGTGAAGGCGATCTCAGTTCTGGGCGTTTCCTCGTCCTGGCAGGAGACAGCGGTTGAAATCCTCGGGCTCACCGCGCCGCCAGCGCAACTCGAGAACGTGACACTGCAAACGGCAGGTGGGCTCGCCATCCTCAAATGGACACGCTCGGCCGATCCCGATGTTCGGGTCGGTGGCAACATCGTGATCCGGCATTCGAAAGAAGCGACGGCAACCTGGGCCGATAGCTATTCGATGGACCGGGTGTCGGGCGGCGAAGCCATCGCCGTCGTGCCCTTGAAACCCGGCACTTATCTGGTGCGGGCCGAAGACAGCGGCGGCCGCGCTGGGCCTGAGACCCGGGTCTCGACCAAGGGCGCGCAGGTTCTGGCCTTCTCGACCTTGGACTTCCTGCAGGCCGATCCCGGCTTCTTCGGAGCGAAATCAGGGCTACAGGTTACGGGTTCGAACCTTACCCTCGCCACGGCAACCGAAAATGGAGTGACACAGGTCAACACGATGGAGGGGCAATACGCCTTTGCTGCCGGTCTCGATCTTGGCGCCGTTAAACGCGTGCGGCTCCGCTCAGAAATCGGCGTTGCCGCCCTGGCACTTAATGACCGGATCGACGCGCGCACGGCGCTCATGGACACATGGGCCGACTTTGACGGATCGGCTGGTGCAGAAATCGACGTGCTCTTCGAGATCCGCGAAACCGATGATGATCCTGCCGCTTCGCCGAACTGGGGTCCCTGGGGCCGGCTCGACAATCATGAAATCGAAGCCCGCGCGATGGAAGCGCGGGCGTTTCTCACGACGAAGGATGCGTCCTATACGCCCATCGTCAGCCAATTGCGGCTTTACGCCGACGAGGTCGCCTAATGTCTCAGACGTCCAGTTTTGTGATCGCGAACGACGCGGGCGCGGCCGTACGGGCGCGCATCAATGAGGTGATCTCCGCGCTGCAATCGACGAGTGCAGGGGCCTCCGCCCCAACAGCAACAACGGCGGGCATGCTCTGGGTCGATACCTCGGTCTCGCCGCCAGTGCTCAGGCGC